AGTTGGCGAAACCAACCAAAGGGAAGAAGAACTATCTAAATTACGGCAAGAAAACGCTGCAATTAAGATGGAAGCAGACGCTAAATTAGCTAAACAACAAGAGCAAATTGATGCTTTGATGGCTATGATGGCAGACAAAAAGCCAAAAGGTAGACCAAAGAAAGAAGAAGTACAAGTAGATTAATAAAAAGAGGGGGATATTCTCCCTTTTTTTGTTTATAATCAAAGCAAATACCCAACTACTTGGGGAAAACCAAGTAAAAGGATATATATGTCACAGACCATGCTTCAGCTTGTCCAACAGACAGCAGCCGAACTTAACTTAGCAGTACCTACTTATGTAGCTGGAAACCCATCCCAAGATGTCCAGCAAATACTAGCGTTAATGAACGGTACTGGGTATGATTTGGTTAAAGAGCATGACTGGCAAGCCTTACAAATCCAATATCGTTTCTATACACAAGCCATTAATTGCAATGGAACAACGGTAAATGGGTCTTTAAGCCTTGTTATTGAAGGTGGCGTAGATATTACTGCTGTAGACAAACAATGGCAGGTTACTGGCACAAACATTAACCAAGATACCAATGTTGTATCGGTAAATGGACAAACAATTACCATTAGCCAACAGGCTTCTGGAACAGGCACAGGCGAAGTTGTTTTAGCCCAAACTGCATACTCATTACCCCCTGATTTTGAGCGTATTACCAATAGAACTCAATGGGATAAGACGAAAAGATGGGAAGCTCTTGGCCCAGAAGATGCACAGCAATGGCAATGGCTCAAGTCTGGTTATATCTCAACAGGCCCTCGTATTCGTTGGCGTATCCTAGATAACCAATTCCAAGTATGGCCTCCTATGAATACCCAAGAGTATTTGGGTTGGGAATACAAGTCTAAAGGATGGGCTAGAAGTGCTGATGGTACTGTAAAGAATAGCTTTACGGCTGATACCGATACTTCAGTCCTTGATGACCGTGTCATTGTTTTATCTACAAAACTTAAATACTTTCAAATTAAGTCTTTTGATACTACTGCGTTATCGCAAGAATATTACCGTTATTTGAATGTAGCTAAAGCACAAGATAAAGGCGCACCTAACCTTAGTTTTGCACCTTATCCTGCTAAAGTGCTTATCGGTTACGCTAATATTCCTGATACTGGGTATGGTTCATAATGCCTACGCCACAAGGAAGAACCGCAGTAACATCCTCAGTTGCATCGCCTGTAGGCGGCTGGAACGCTAGAGATTCTATTGCCAATATGCCCCCCTTAGATGCGGTGGCATTGACTAATTTATGGCCTACACCTACTGATGTCCAATTAAGACTAGGTTATAGCGAGTTTTCTACAGGTATTACAGGTCAAGTTAATAGCTTGATGAATTACGCTGGCACATCGTTTCAAAGGCTATTTGCTGCTGCTGGAACAAGCATTTATGATGTTTCTGCCTCTACTGCCGTAGCTGTTAAAACCGTTGCTAATGATAAATTTCAACATATCAATGTAAGCACATCTGGCGGTCAGTATTTAGTAGCTGTTAATGGCGTAGACCCTGTACAGCTATACGATGGAACAAGCTGGTTTAGCGTTGCTTCTACTACTACAGCGCAAACCATTTCTACCATTACTAGGGGTGGCACAGGCAATTTAACGGCTACCGTTACTACTGCTGCGCCACATGGCCTTGTAACAGGCAATAAAATTACCGTTGCTGGTGCTAGCCCTGCCCAATATAACGGCACTTTTATCATTACTAGAACAGGTGCTAGTACATTTACCTATGTAATGACTACTGCCCCTGCTACGGATGCAACAACCGTAGGCACATATACGGTCTTATTCGCTATTACAGGCGTAGATTCAAGCACTTTTGTTCATGTAAACCTGTTTAAAAATTTCTTGTTTTTCGTGCAAGAAAACAGCATGAGTGCGTGGTATTTGCCTGTAGGTCAAGTAGCTGGCGCTGCTTTAGAGCTAAATTTTGGCGGTATTGCTCGTATGGGTGGCTTTTTGCAAGCAATGGGTACTTGGACTATTGACGCAGGTCAAGGCGCAGACGATTACGCAGTATGGGTAACTAACAACGGTGAAGCGATTGTTTATAACGGCACAAACCCTGATGCTGCTGAAACTTGGGCATTAAAAGGCGTATGGCAATTAGGTCAAACCTTTAACCGTAGATGCTTTTTAAAGTGGGCTGGCGATTTACTATTGCTAACTAAAGAAGGTTTAGTGCCATTGGCTGCTGCCCTGCAATCTAGTCGTTTAGACCCTAGAATTAACCTTACTGACAAGATTTTTTACGCCATTAGTCGTGTAACTAACCTATATCAAAACAATTTTGGTTGGCAGATTAACTATTATGCTGCTCAAAATATGTTAATTATTAATGTACCTGCTACTGAGGGTACACAGCAATTCTGTATGCACACTATTTCTAAGGCTTGGTGCAACTTTACAGATGTTAATGCTAAATGCTGGGAATTAAGCTATGACACTATGTATTTTGGTGGCAATGGCTATGTAGGTCGTTTTTGGGACTCTTTTAGCGATAGCGGCAGTAACATAAATGCTACTGTTCAACAGGCGTATAGTTATTTTGATGCGCCTGGTCAGCAAAAACGCTTTACTATGATTCGCCCTATTTTCCAAACCGACAATGGTTTGCCAGGCATTTTGGTCGGTATTAATACTGATTTTGATGTTCAAGACAACCTTGGGTCGGTCAGTTTTAATGCGGTTAGCTCAACTCTTGGGGTATGGGATACAGCCGTATGGGATGAAGATGTATGGGGCGGAAACCTATCTCTTACAAGGTTATGGCAAGGCGTTACAGGAATAGGTTATTCAGGCGGTATTGTGATGAAAATAGCATCTCAAGGCATTGATGTGCATTGGGTTTCTAGCGATTATGTGATGGAGCGAGGTGGTGTCCTTTGAGGCGTGTTGTTACTGATAATCAAGAACACCTTAGAGGATGGATTACAGGCGTATTGGGGACACAATTTAGCCCTTATGCGACCTTTATAGGACAAGAAGTAGACGGTGCAGTAAAGGCAGTAGTGGCGTTTGACAATATTTTGGATAAATCTTGTGAAATGCACACGGCAGCAATAGTACCAAATTGGATTAGTAAGGATTTATTGTGGGCTTGTTTCGATTACCCCTTTAACATATTGAAAGTAAAGGTTATACTAGCGTCAGTTGCTTCTACTAATAAAGAAGCACTAAAGTTAGACCGACACCTTGGTTTCGTAGATAAAGCGTATATCGAAGATGCTCATATAGATGGGGACTTAGTTATATTAGCAATGAGGCGTGAAAATTGTCGATGGCTCGACATTAAATGCTCTCTAAAAGGAGATTGAAATGGGTGGAGGCGGCGGTCTTGTAGGTAGCATTATGAAACCAATTTTTGGTAGTCCACAAAAAGTGGATGTTCCTGACTATCAAAGTGGAGCAAGGCAAACTTCTGCTTCTGATTTGGCGGCTAATCGCTTAAATCAAACTAATGCTTATGGGTCTTTAAACTACAACCAAACTGGTACAGATCAGTATGGAAACCCTACATTTACCCAATCACAGACTTTAAACCCACAACTTCAATCTGCTATTAGTAGCAATATGGGTCAATTAGGGCAGGGATTTAACGCTCCGCAGTTTCAAGGTCAAGACATGGCCTCACAAAACTATTTTGGTTCACGGCTAAATCAGCAACAATATGACCCAAGAAGCATGGTTAATACTGAATTTGACCGTAGCCAATTAGGTGCTAATTCTTTGCCATCTTACGGTATTAACCCAGGCCAAACATATAGCGATGCCATTATGCAACGCTTACAACCTTCTTTACAGCGTCAAACACAAGCCTTAGATGCTCAATTAGCTAACCAAGGCATTATGCCTGGCTCTAAAGCATACGAAACAGCTAAAATACTTCAAGGTCAAACTCAAAACGATGCACTTACTAGTGCGATTGTTGGTGGCATGGGCGTAGGATTACAAGCTAACCAACAACAATTTGGTCAAAACTTTAATGTTGCTGGTGCAGACTTGGCTGCTCGTCAAGCAATGAACCAGCAAGGAATGGCTGGCAATAGCCTTGCTTATCAGCAGCAATTAGCTAATCAAGGTCTTGGTATGCAAGCTCAAGGGCAAGCATTTAATCAGGCTTTGGCACAAGCTATGTTGCCTTACCAACAAGCTACTGCCCTTAAAGGTTTGGCTAATCCTTCTTTTGCTAGTTATGCAACTACTATGCCTA